AACAAATCATGCAGTTTTAGTTGGAGCAGGAACAGCAACAGTAACAAAAGTAGGGCCAACGGCAACAGCGGGTCAAATATTACAATCGGGAGGATCTTCCGCAGATCCCGTATTTAGTACTGCAACTTATCCAGCAACAGCAACGGCAACAGGAACTATACTAAGAGCCGATGGCACGAATTGGGTGGCCTCTACACCAACTTATCCAAATGCCGCTTCTACTGCTGGTAAAGTAGTTATTAGTGATGGAACTAATCTTATAATGTCAACGCCTACATTTCCTAATGCATCGGCTACAACCGGTAAAATTATTATATCGGATGGTACAAACTGGATTGCTTCAACTCCTACTTATCCAGCAGCTGCCGGAACATCGGGTAATGTATTAACTTCAGATGGTACTAATTGGACAAGCGCTGCAGCTCCAGGTGGAGGATTATTGTCAGTTTCAGGAACATTAACAAATACCCAAGTTAAAAATCTTCATGGAACCCCTGTGCAAATTATAGCAGCTCCAGGATCCGGAAAAATGATTAATTTGATCTATGGTGTTTTTACTATGAATTATGGCGGAACGAATGCTTTTACTGCCGCAGCTTCTCAAACAATTAATGCATATTGGGGAACAACTGTAAATAGCGGAATAAATATGACTAATGGCGGGATTACTGCTACAAGCAGTCAGGCTTCTTTATTTGCTGTCACTGGCCTTGCGGGTCAGGCATATACTAATTTTGCGAATGTGGCAGTTAACATATACAATAGTACTGCTACCGAAATTTCTGGAAATGCTGCAAACGATAACACTGTGTCATATAATATAATATATAGAATTATCACGATTCCATAAGGAGATTTTATGAAAAAATATCTATTTGCAATTTTAATGTTTCTATTTATAGCTAGCGTAGAAGCAGTTCCTGTAACTGCTAATTCCGTAGTTTTAAAAGCTGAAAATATAGTTGATTTTACTTCAACCGGCACTACAGTTGTTCTATCAAATTTACCTGCTGATTTTATCGCTACAGATATTTCATTTTATGGGTCAACTATTGTAGGAACAACAGGATTTGCACAGACACCAAAATTTAATATTGGTTGGACTGGACCAAATTATCAAGATTTAGCAGTTTTTACTAGTTTTATTCAAGCTCAAGGAAATGCAGACAGCTTTAGTTTTGGTAATGTAGGACCCTGTAATTCAGGAGCATCACCTATAATTCCTGCTGGCACAACAATATTTTTAAATGTAACAACTCCTGATATTGCAGCAACTAATCTTCAGCAAATTTATATTACAGGATTTTATTTATTCTAAAAAATAAGAGTTATTATTCCACTGGAAACAGGTAAATCAAAAAAATGAAAAAACATCATCATTCGAAAGAAGCAATGAAACATCCCGATAAGTTAGGTGCTGGAGCTGCAAAAAGAAAGCATATCAAAGATCCAAAATCTAAAATTGCTACTGTCGAAAAAGAATTTCAAAGAGGAACTTTGAGAAGTGGTTCGGGTGCTCATGTGACAAATCCAAAACAAGCAATAGCTATCGGGCTATCTGAGGCACGCAAATCAGGAGCTCACATTCCTAAAAAGAAAGGCAAAAAATGAAACAATTAATCAGTATTATTTCCTTACTATTATTGACGTCTTGTTCTGCAATGATGCCTGATCTTTTCAAAACCGTTGATGATATTGAAACAGATACAGCTATTAAAATCGAAGTAGATAAAACAGCTTTTAGCAGAGATGTACAAACCGTTGATGCTACTGTACACATTCAAAATAAGGATAAGTAATGCATAAAAAGATCATGAAAAATGCAGCATCAGCTTTAGAAAAAGATGCTAAGCATTATGAGCATGAAGCTAAACATGCTAAAGGCGCTAAGAAAAAACATGAAATAGTAGAAAAAAAAGAAGCTGTATCAGCGGCAAAAGATATGAAAAAACGTGCTAAAAAAGCTCATGAGTACTAGAAAATAAATTTTTGCATAATTCCATAATTTTTAGTGCATTAAACCAAAAAAAATGTTAAAAATATATTTGAATTCCTACTTGTTTTGGTTTTGGGAAAAAGGGTAAACGAACTTTACCCTTTATCTTTTTTTTTATAAAAAGCTTTAATCAGATGTGATTCTCCAAATATTTATTGAAGCTTTACGATAAAGATCTAAATTCAGGGTTTTTAGTTCAGGAATCTTTGAATAATCAATATTTCCTTTTCTCTGTATCTGACATAATGATATACCTGCTCCCTTCGAGTTTGATTCTCCACTTAAAAATATAAGTTTCTTTCTTAGCTTTTCTTCTTCTATTTCCAATTCTTTGATTGACTCGGTCACTAATTTCCACTGTGAAGCATATTCTTCCCATAAATCATCATTTCTTTCTATAAAGTTATCTTGATTTGATTCGGGTGGTATTTTATTTATTAAGCATTCATAGAATTTTTTTTCTTCTTCAACCATTTTTGCAATGTATTCATCATCTCTTTTTACAATCACGATTACGCCTTCTATTCCATCAAAACTATAATAATAAGCGAACTGTAGGTCTGTAACGTACATTTGATGTTGAATTTGCGGATAATATTGATCTGGTATTTTTCCTTCTAAAGAAATTGCGTGATCCTTATGGCCTGGACACTTAATTTCTACTATAAATTGACCACACGAACTAATGCCATCCAAGGATGCCATAGCCCAATCTTTAATAACAACAGTAGGATTCATTTTGATTCCTGTTTGAATATTAAATAGATCGCGTGCTATTGGCTCTAAATCTAACCCTCTTTGCATGGATTCATTCACAAATGTATTATCATTTTGTGAAATCTTTTCATTGTACAATTGGATTTTAGTTTTCCAAGGAGAAACACCCATAATCACGCTTGCATCGGTGGCTGTGATTTTAGTCTTTCTTAAAGCTAGCCATTCATCCGTTCCTTGAATAACTTCATTACTTATTTGTGGTTGAGCTGACATGTTTTACCCGTTTCTCTAAAAATTCGATATGTTCGTTTAATTTTATTATTTTATTAGCAAGAATTCCTGCAACAAAAGCCGCAGGATCATCAGACATTTCTAACCATTCGTAAGCATTGTCTATTACTTCATTAATAACATCTTCTGCATTCATTGGACCTCAGTGGCAAAAAATTCAGGGGATAACTCATCCGTTCTAACATTTTTTATCGCAGCAGTTTTCATTCGGTCATATATTTCATAAGGAAGATCAGAAATACTATCTGTATTGTATTGTTTTTTCATATGATCAAAAACCCAAGCTACATATTTATCATCACACCTAGACAGAATGTTATTTAAATCTTCCACTTGTTGCTTAGTTATTTTTTGAGGAATATTTCTTATATCAACTGTCTTTTGCCTATATGGTGCTTGTGCTTTTTCTCCATCGTCATCTTCTGGTGCCACACCGACAAGAGCAGATAAAGAATATCGACGGTAATAAGTAATGGCTGAACCGACAGTTTGGGGATCGTTTTTTGTTAAAGGTATTACAATCTCGCTTTTTATCCATTGACCACTTGAGTGTCCAAGAATAGAAATAAGAGAAATTCCTTCAGGCTGAGTTTGCGGAATTTGAACGATAGATAATCCATTCTCACTTAATGAATCTCGACATGCATCCCATACGCTAGATAAATCCGCATATTTACTTTTAAAGAATGGATTGGCTTTGTCTTTACAAGCCGGCTGGATTTTTCCTTGAGCTTTTGATAAAGCAGTAAACAGTTCGTTTAAGTTTTCGCTCATTGAGATATTTTCTTTCATATTTCCTAACCTTTTAATAATCATATAATTTTATTTTGAATTGTACTTATTTCAGCTTATTTTTACATCATTTTAGCTGCTACAACCTGCTAGTTTTACCTAGTCAACAGGGAGACTTGCTTTGATGTAATAAAATATAGCACAACGTAATATTATATATCAACACAATGTTACAAAAAAATGTATTTGCTATAAAAAAATATATACAGTAGTATAAAAATACAAATTAGGAGATTGTATGTTGATTGCAGGGGAAAATATGAATTTGAAAGATTATCTATATATAAAAAGAATGAACATAAATCAATTTAGTGAATTTATAGGGTATAGTCGCAATCACATATCTGGAATTATAAATGGACGTCTTAAACCCACTAGAAAATTAGCTCAATATATAGAGAAAATGACAAATGGTGAAGTGAAAGCAGAAGAACTACTGAAAGGGGAGTGATATGGAAAAGATTGATATTCTACTTTGGATTATTAGCGGTGGTTTTGCTATTACCTTTACAATTTTAATGCTTATCTACAAACAATTAAAAGAAAATCGAAAAGATATCCATGAAATTGATAAGCGTTTATATGGAATCGAAACCGTATTACACATGAAAGATTGTTGTGTTTTGAAGCAGGACCATAATCTGAAAAAAGTAGACTAAATAGGGGAAACCCCTAAGTAAAAAACTTTTTTCAAATTATGATTTGGATATTTTTCCTAATCCCTGTATTCTACAAAAAAGAAAAATTTATAATCACAAAAAGAATGTAAATTTGTGTCATTAGATTCTACTGTAATAGAACCTAGTGAAATAAAAAACCAAAGAAACTGAATAAAAAAATAGTTAATCTGGCTAGAATGACATTAAAGCAAAAGAAACTGGATTAAAATACTGGATTAAAATCTAGTTAATCTGGCTAGAATACCAACTTTATTATACTGAATTATAAATTTAAACACACACAACATGTTGTGTCTTATATTCAATATAAATTAAAAAGTTGCCACTGATCCTACCAGATATGTCTATTTTTAATCCAGTTTCTTTGAAAAATATTAAAAACTAAAAACCGGATTTCAAATGAGCATTGTCAGAGGTGTAAAAGACCGCCGTTTTAAATTTGTCCAACTTTTAAATTGTATGTTTGAAGATCAGAATCTAAGTCTGAAGGCAAAAGGATTCATTGGTTATTGTTTAACTAAACCACCAGAATGGAAATTTCATGTTAATCATTTATGTGCAGTATTAAAAGAAGGAGAAAAGGCTATTTATTCCGTCATAAAGGAATGCATTGAGCATGGATATGCTTACCGATATCAATCAAGAAATTCTAATGGGGATTTTCTTCCAGTGGAAATCATAGTTTCTGATTCTAAAGAAGAAATAGCCGAAATTAAGAAAGAAATTGAAAGCGATGCTACTTTCAAAAAATTTTTACCGCTTCCCCCTTTTGGGGATGCCATAGATTCGGGTGCCGAAGAAGTCTCTAGTAGTAATACTAATATTAGCAATACTCAAGAACAGCAACAACAAGCTGCTGTTTTTACTTCAAAAAAACCCCTTAAAACACAACCAGAAAAAAAAATTTCAAAAATAACGCAACATAACATCAATTATCAGAAACTAAATAGTAAAGAAATTGAAATAACAAAAACTAAAACTTATTTAATTCTTGAAAATTTAAATATTCCTGAAACAGATAAAATCGAAATTACTAATAAATATGAAGAATCTATAGTAGCCAATGCAATTGAATGGTCTAAACATCAAAAGGAATTTAGAAAAGGTCTAGCTGCCGCTTTAAAATTCGCCTGTGCGAATAAAATCAAATGGGAAGAACCTAAGCCTAGCAAAAGTATTTATGAAAGTTTATGCGAAAAATTTGAAAATGGAAAATGTTATTTAGGGGCTGAATGTATTTTAAATAAAAATGTAATAGCTTTTCAGAGGGGAATGACTTATTTCGAAATGAAATTGGATAAATACTTTAGTTGGCAAAAATTTAAAGAAATGGGTGAGAATCTTAGGATCAAATATACCTAAACATAATGAGCTTAAAAAAATAAGCCCATTATGTAAAAAATTATTTCATTTCCAGTGTTTACTTTTAAGTTCGTTGATAATTTTATCAATGGAAATGTCCAATGCGATTGAAAGTCGCATAACCATTTCGAACGAAGGATTAGATCTTTTTGTTTCGATATTATTGATAGTGTTAATGTGGCAATCAACTATTTCGGATAGTTCTTGCTGGCTAATTTTTAACTGTTTTCTTTTTGAAATCATTTCCTTTTAAAAAAAAATTCAAGGCAGGATTTTTACTGCTTGTATACATAAGGACTCCTAGTTGTTTTGGTATATTTAATAAAGACAAAATTAGAATTGACGGATACACAATATTATGTGTATTCCATGCAACATAAACACTAAATTTTAATTTTATAATCTGAATTTTATTTTTGCAATTTAAGAAGCTTATGAAAAAAATCTTGTGGGAAATACCTCTTAAAACTGTCAGTGAATCAAACACATCTGAACATTGGACAGTAAGTAGAAAAAGACACAAACAACAGCAATTCTTTATTAGGAGTCTATTTAAACATGAAGCACAAGAAATTCCTATTCCATGTAATATAACTCTTACGCGAATATCTACTAGATTATTAGATTCTGAGGAAAATTTGCCGATGGCTTTTAAATGGATAAAAGATGAAATAGGAGCATGTCTTTTTCCAGAGAAAGTTGTAATATATAGAAAAAAGAACGGATTATTTGCGAGCAATAAAGGCCATGCTGATTCGAGTCCATTGATTAAATGGAAATATGCTCAGGAAAAAGGAAAGATTATGGCGATACGTGTCGAGATAGAAAGTTTAATTGATAATCAGCCAATCTATATTGCGAATGAATATAATCAATAGCTAAATCTGGCTGATTAATCGCTAATTGGTCTACGTCAACCAATTGCTTGTTGATATTCTCGTACATCAAAGAGACAACCGTTTTGTCCATAGATCCATTCTGTTTTTCCATAACATAGCTCTTGTAATTTAGCTTTTAATTCTTCATTTTCCTTTTGAACATCAAAATAAAGTTTTTTTATTTCGCCCAATTCGGAAAAAAGCTTACGCCTCACTTTTCCCATGCTATCAGCTAAATTATCGATTTGCTGTTGCATCAGTAAAAATTGAAGTTCTTGCGGAGTTTTATTATCTATGTTTAGTTCTAATTGTATATCTGACATATGCAACCTCCAATAGAAAGTTTCACAATCATATAATTAAAAATCAACTAAACAAATTACTTTACGTATGATATAAAGTATCATTTTTGGCAAGGAGATTATAGGTGAAAACAGAAGAACCAATAAAAAAATTTAATTGGCAATTAAAAGAGCTTCCCATTAAATCTTTGAAACAACATCCCAAGAATCCAAGACAGATTGGAAAAGAACAATTTAAACGCTTAGGCCGATTGATCGATAAATTTGGTTTAATTGATAAACCCATTATAAATGCCGATATGACAATCATCGGTGGTCATCAAAGAATAAAATATTTCAAAAAGCAAAAGGCTAAAACAATTGAATGTTTCGTCGCAGATACACAATTATCAGATGATGAGATTGATGAACTTTGTATTGGGCTTAATCTTCATCAAGGAAATTGGGATTGGGATATTTTGGCCAACCAATGGGAACCTTTAGACTTGTTTAAATATGGATTTAGTGAAGAGCAATTATTAGGAACGTGTAAAGAAGCAGAAGAAATATTAGAAAACCAAAAAAGCAGCAGCAAAAAAATGAAGAGCTGCCCAAACTGTGGACATGAGTTCTAATGAAACGATTTATACCAATAAAAAGTTTAAAAGATTACACCAATGAAGAGCTTATTGGATACCTAAACAACAATATAACAATAGACCTGAGCAAAATGACAGGTATACTATCTGAGATTCTCAGACGAATGAATGAAAGGTCTTCTTTGCTTCCTGAAGATAAACAGGATTGGGGAAACCCCATCACACCATAAAAAAATATCCATAATTTTCTTTAATTTGACAAGTAGCTTATTGCCAAACCTTGTAATATAGTTCTAGATTAGTCTAGGATTATTTATGAGTGAAATGATGAAGTGCCAGCATTGTCAAATCGAAATAATAAGAAAACATAAATTGCAGAAATATTGCTGTGTATGCAATGGGATAGTAGGTAGATTACGAGAAAAAGAGAAAAGAAGAGAGAAAAATCAATAACTTTTTTACAGCAATGCCAAAGTATAAGAAATTGTATTCTGAAATTATTCTTTTAGGGGATGGAGAAAATCCACCTACTGAAAAAATAAATGCAAATTACAAGCAGCAGCCTAGCAATCCAAGAAAATGTATTGAATGCGGAAAGATTCATGATTGCATCGTAGAAAATATGATGACAGGCGAAAGGATAGAAGAAATTAGCAAATGTAAAGACTGTATGCTATTTGGTTCAATCCAAAAACTTGAAAGACCTGAAACTCCTGCTTCCTTAAAAGAATGGGAAGATGAAATTATTTCCGAATGGGGTGGGACTGCTAGATGTATGACTTCTGATGGGAGAAACGTAAACATGGCGGAAGAACTCAATAG